ATTGGGTATTAAGAACGCTGAGAAACTTGTTAAGTTAGAAGAAGACAAGAAGCCAGAAGATCCAATTACTGAGAACATGAACGCTTTGAACATGAAACCTATAAAAGCTTTTTACTATCAAGATCACGAAGCTCATATAAAAGTTCATATGAACGCCATGCAGGATCCAAAGCTTGCACAAATTGTCGGCCAAAACCCGAACGCACAAGCTATCCAAGGAGCTATGTTGGCCCATATTAACGAACACTTAGGCTTTGGATATAAGAAACAAATGGAACAACTCATCGGTATGTCTTTACCGCAAGACGAAGACGAAGAGGGTATTCCAAAAGAAATGGAAGTCCAGATTTCCCAAATGGCAAGTCAGGCTTCCGACATGTTGTTGCAACGTAACCAAAATGAAATTGCAGCACAGCAAGCCCAGCAAGCAGCCCAAGACCCTGTTGTTCAGATGCAAATTAAAGAACAGCAATTGGAAGAGCAAGATCTTCAGCGCAAAGCCGCTAAAGATCAAGCCGATGCTAATGCTAAGGCAGAACAACTCCAAGTGGAGCGCGAGCGTATCGCCTCCCAGGAGCGTATTGCAGCCGAGCAATTGGCTGCTAAATTAGCCAAAGACCAAGATGAGCTTCGCATCAAACAGCAAGGCGAAAACTTTAAAATGGCTCAAGGGATTTTTAACGCAAACAGACCTACCAAAAAAGGTGAATGATGATGGATAAAAATCTTGATTACTTGTTAGACCAAAACAGAGACCGTATGGAGATGCTCAAACAAGCATTAACGTCTGGTAACTGTCAGTCTTACGAGGAATATAAGTACACATGTGGTCAGCTAAGAGGTCTCGAAGCTGCATGTTTAACCATAGTAGACCTCAAAAATAGAATGGAGAACTCGGATGAGTGAAATCCTTATCGGCTCAAACCCCGATGATGTAAACGCAGTAACCGTTCTGCCTCAAACAGCAGAAGAAAAAGCAAAGCAACTACCTGAACCTGTTGGCTACCGCATCCTATGCGCTATTCCTGATCAAGAAAAGGAATATGAAAGTGGCATTTTGAAGGCAGACTCAACAATGCACTATGAAGAAATTCTTTCTACGGTGTTCTTTGTTGTAAAGCTGGGTCCTGACTGCTACACCGATAAAGCTCGTTTTCCTAACGGCGCCTGGTGCAAAGTCGGTGATTTTATTCTGGCCAGACCAAACTCTGGTACACGTTTAAAGATTCACGGGCGTGAATTCCGTTTAATAAATGACGATTCTGTCGAGGGTATTGTAGAAGACCCACGCGGAATTACTCGTGTTTAGGAGGGTATATGCCACAATTTGAAGAAGAATTTAAGTTTCCAGACGAGATTGAAGCTGAAAAGAAAGCTTCAGCACCTATAGAAGATGACATTGAAGTTGAGATTGTTGACGATACCCCAGAGGAAGATCGCCAAAATGCAGCCCCAATGCCTAAGGATATTGTTGACGAGCTAGAGCAGGATGAGCTTGAAGAGTATTCTGAAAAAGCTAAGATGCGTTTAAAGCAGCTCAAAAAGGTCTGGAACGATGAGCGCCGTGCTAAAGAATCAGCCACAGCTGAACAAGCTGAAGCTATTCGTGTTGCACAGTTACTTATAGAAGAGAACAAAAAGCTTAAAGGCAGGCTCTCTGACGGTGAAAAGACTTTGGTCTCTAACCACAAAGAGAAGCTCGAGCGTGAGCTATCTGATGCCAAGAAAGAGTTCAAAGATGCCTATGACTCTGGCGATTCAGATCGTTTGGCTGATGCACAAGAGCGACTCACGGATGTTAAGTTTAAATCTGCCCAGGCAGAGGCTTATAAACCTGAGTACGAAAATACTTTACAAGACGAAGAAATTGATGTACAAAGTCAACAACCGCAACGTTTGGATCCAAAAACCCAAGCATGGCTGGACAAAAACAGCTGGTACGGTGTTGATCAAGATATGAGCTACCTAGCAATGGGTGTTCATAGAAGATTGCAAGTAGAAGGAGTGCCAGTAGGCTCTGAGAACTACTTCAATTCAATTGACGCAGAAATGCGTAGACGGTTCCCAGAGAAATTTGAGGACCAATCAGAGTCCAAAACCTCTGAAAACACAGTGTCCAAAAACACTGCTAAGGTTAGCAAACCAAGCACTGTTGTTGCTCCAGCGACCAGAAGTACATCCCCAAAAAAGATTACTTTGACTCAAAGACAACTTAATTTGGCTAAGAAATTTAAACTTACCCCAGAGCAGTATGCTCGTGAACTAACTAAATTGGAGTCCCAAAATGGCTGAAAATTCAAGAACACCAAGAGAAGTGGCAACAAGAACTCAAGCAGAACGTCCTAAACAGTGGCAAGCGCCTGAGTTGTTACCTGAACCAGACAAACAAGCTGGCTTTTCTTACAGATGGATTCGTGTAGCTACTAACGGTCAAGCTGACCCACGCAACTTATCTTCCAAAATAAGAGAAGGTTGGGAGCCAGTAAGAATCGAAGAGCAACCGAAGTTTGGACTGTTAATGGATCCCAATAGTCGTTTTAAAGACAACATTGAGATCGGTGGGTTGTTGTTATGCAAAACTCCTACAGAATTGGTTAATCAACGTAATGAACATTACCAAAATTTAACTGATTCTCAAACGAGAGCTGTAGACAATAGCTTTATGCGCCAGAATGACCCAAGGATGCCTCTCTTTAATGAGCGTAAATCCACGGTAAGTTTTGGTAAAGGTAATAGTTAACTTTTTATTAATTAGGAGTATTTAAATGGCTTATCCAACAGTAAGCGCTCCATACGGTTTTAGACCTGTTAATCGTCAAGATGGCATGCCATACGCTGGTGCGACTACCCAATACGGTATCAAATCAGTAACAACTACCATTTTTAACGGTGACTTAGTTCTAATCAATGACGGCGCAGTTAAATCAACAGTAACAACTACTTCAGCTCTAACAGTTGCTAACCAAGCAAACATGACAGCTGGTGTATTTGTAGGCTGCCAGTATGTAAACACCCAAGGTCAGACAGTTCAGTCACAGTATTACCCAGGTAACGCTGCTGCTTCTTCTGCTATCGCTTATGTGGTAGTTGACGAAAACGCTGCTTACAAAGTAGCTGTAACTAACGGTTCAGGCGTGATGTCTTCAACAACATCAAAAGCTATCGGTGTTAACTTGGTTGTAGATCAGGAAGCTGGCTCTACAACTACTGGTAACTCTGGTAACGGTGTTGTAGCTCCATCAGCTAACTTAGGTAACGCTTCTACATTGCCTGTTAAGGTAATTGCAGTTGTTCCTGAAACAGCTATTAACGCAACAAACTTCTGCGAAGTTATTGTTGTTTTGACTAACCCTCAGTTGACATCCGCTGCTGGCGGCGTTGACTTCGCATAAGGAGCTAGATAATGGCTATTTCACGCGCACAACTCTTAAAAGAGTTACTACCAGGATTGAACGCATTGTTCGGACTTGAGTACGCAACATACGGTGAGCAACACAAAGAGATCTACGAAACAGAGACCTCTGAGCGTTCGTTCGAAGAAGAAACTAAGTTGTCAGGCTTCTCAGCCGCACCAGTAAAGAACGAAGGTTCTTCATTGGCATATGACAACGCACAGGAAGCTTTTACAGCTCGCTATACACACGAAACAATCGCTTTAGGCTTCAGCTTGACTGAAGAGGCTATCGAAGACAACTTGTATGACTCATTGTCTGGTCGCTACACTAAAGCATTGGCTCGCGCTATGGCTTACACAAAACAAGTAAAAGCTGCTAACGTATTGAACAACGGCTTCAACAGCGCCTTTGCTGGCGGTGATGGCGTTGCATTGTTCTCTACACAGCACCCGCTAGTTTCAGGTGGTGTAAACAGCAACACGCCAGCTACTCAAGCTGACTTGAATGAAACATCATTGGAAAATGCTGTTATTCAAATCGCTGCTTGGACAGACGAGCGTGGTCTTTTGATCGCTGCTAAACCTACTAAGTTGATCGTTCCACCATCATTGCAATTCGTTGCAACACGCTTGTTGGAAACAGAACTTCGTGTAGGTACAGCCGATAACGACATCAACGCAATCAAGAACAACGGTTCTATCCCAGGTGGTTATACAGTAAATAACTACTTGACAGATAACAACGCATGGTTCTTATGTACTGATGTACCTAACGGCATGAAGCACTTCGTACGTACAGCAATGTCAACTGGCATGGACGGCGACTTCGATACTGGTAACGTACGTTACAAGGCTCGTGAGCGTTATTCATTCGGTTTCTCAGACCCATTGGGTATGTTCGGTTCACAAGGTTCTGCTTAATAGCTCGCACTTTGTGGTAAAAAGAGGGGTCTTCGGACCCCTTTTTTATTTCAGGAGAATTACATGAACTTCCCAAACGCAAGTTTAATTCCCACATTTCTAGCAGAAAAAGAACCATTTTTTGCTTCATACAGGAAAAACCTAGAAACGTTAAATAAAATTATTAATGACGTAGGTGAGCCACTTGAGGGCAACATATTCTACGAACATTTAGATCCAGACAGGCTTCATTTAACTGAAAGATTTTTTCCAAAACGGGCAGCATTGGCTATGTTTGCCATGGCGCACAAAGAGGTAGTTGAGATTGGGTTTAACTCAGGGTTTAGCGCTTTATTAATGCTGACTGCTAACCCAGAATTAAAGTTAACCTGCGTGGATATATGCGAACACAAGTATACGGAGCCATGCTTCCAGTACCTAAAGACCATCTTTGAAGACAGAATTACCTTGGTTAAAGGCGACTCAACAGTGGTATTGCCAGAGGTATTGCAGGGCAACAAAAGCTTAACTGGGTACATTATTGACGGTGGTCATGGCCTAGATGTGGCAGAACAAGACTTACAAAATGTTATTAAGTATGCAAATAATGGTGCTGTTTTGTGCTTTGACGATAGCGACTTTGTAGATCTAAGAATGATGCTAAACATGTACATGATGTCAGGTCACTTAATGAACTTTACGGATGAGTTTGGACCTACCCAAAATCAGACACAAATGTTCTTTAAAATAGTTGCAACTTCTTAAAATTAGAGTAAGATTACTGAAACTGGGAAACCAGCTTATTAGACTGCCCCAGCAGACGATATACCGACTAATAGGCTAACTTGTATATAAGGACTCAAAATGGCTAATACTACATTCAGCGGCCCAATTCGCGCTGGTAACATCCCTAACACAACAGGTACTACTGTTGGTACAAACGTGCGCAACATCGGCCAAGTTCTAATGGCTCAGTCAGCTGTTATTGACATCATCGGCGCATCTGCTAACACTGTTGTAGCTACAATCCCTGCAAACTCACAAATCGTTGATTGCATCCTAAACGTAACTACTGTAAACGATGACTCAAACGCAGCTGCTGTTACTGTTGGTATTACTGGCAACACAAACGCTTTTGTCCCATCAACATCAGTTAAGGCACTAGCTACAACTCGTGGCACAATTGAAACTGTTGGTACAGATGTTGGTTCAACAGACATCCAAGTTAACGCATATTTCACTGCTACTGATGGAAACGGCGCTAACGGTGCAGCTACTGTGACTGTTATTTACTTGCAAGCTAATAACTTAACAGCTTAATTAATCTAGGGGCTTTGGCCCCGCTTACAATTTAGGAGATTAATTATGGCAATGCAATATGACGTAAAAGCAGCAC